CATCGGACGACTACCGGGCCGCATTACCCTCGAATGTCAATGGTACATGGGCGAGGGGAGAAGCGACGAAGAGTTGATCGCGATGGGACGCAAGCCCGCCGATTACAACGAGCAAGCTTTCCAGGGGCTGCATGCTCGGTACATCCTCATCGTGATCGACGAGGCCTGCGGCGTTCCAGAAGTTCTGTGGACTGCGGTGATGACGCTCATGACGAACGAGAACGCCCGATGCCTGGCTATCGGCAACCCGGACGATCCCGGTTCTCACTTCGCGCAGATCTGCAAGCCAGGCAGTGGCTGGAACGTGATCACCATACCGGCGTTCGATACGCCCAACTTCACCGGAGAAGAGATCCCGGCAGACATGGCCGAGAATCTCGTGACCCCGCTCTGGGTGGAGGATCGCAGGCGGGATTGGGGAGAGGGATCACCCCTCTGGCAAGCCAAAGTGCTGGCGGAGTTCCCTGACGTCTCCGACGAGTACCTGATCTCGCCTGCGATGATCCAAAAGGGGATCGACACCGATCTGCCCGGAATCGTCAAGGGGCGATATGGATTCGACGTATCGAGGATGGGCACGGACAAAACCGTTATCTATCGGAACAGGGGCGGCGTGATTCGGTACGTCGATTCGTGGGGGATGACCGATACGATGAAGACGACGGGGAAGGCCAAGCTCATCCTCGATAACCATCACCAGACGAACCGACCGCCGATTGTGATTGACGTCGTCGGCCTCGGAGCTGGCGTCTACGACCGGCTCAAGGAGATGGGCTATCCGGCTGTCGGTTTCTCGGGCGCGGAGCGCGCGTGGCGGCCAGACAAGTTCCGCAATCGCCGCGCCGAAGTGTACTGGACGTTCCGTAACGACTTGGAAATGGGCAACATAGACCTCGACCCAGAGGACACCGAGCTGCAGGCGCAGCTACAGAACATCAAGTGGTGGGTAGATAGCTCGGGCAAGATCCAGATAGAGTCGAAGGAGGACATGAAGGAGCGCGGGGTGAAGTCACCAGACCTCGCAGACGCATGCGTCTACTCGACTGTTCATTCAGGGCCGATGGTTGTCCAGCCGGTAGCGGCTGGCAGTATCGCGTCCGATCTACTAACCATGGAGATGTGATGGCGACAGACTGGTGGGAGAAGCCATACCCCGGCGGCAAGATGGTAGCCGTCAGAGGATTCCCGCGACCGCTGTATCCTCCCGACGCCGCGCCAGGGCATAAGCACTCGGTGGATGGCCCTGACGTCGAGGCGTACAAGCGTACAGTATCGCGGGCTGGCCGCTGGAAGTGGCAAGCGTTCGACCAAGACTTCTCGAACGCCTTCAGTCACGGTAAGTCCGGCAACGTTACCGACACCGGTGTTGCCGGTATCCAGCGGCAGCAGAACATGGAGCCGGATACCGGCTGGGTCGGAGAGAAGACCTTCAATACGCTGCGCTCCATCAGGATCCCTGAGGGACTGCCTCACGCTGGCGAGATGGCGATGGATGCCCGTTCCGTCGAACTCGTGAATGCAGCGTGGGATATGTTCAAGGGGAAGGAGCCTGCGCCGCCACCAGCCCAACCCGCATCGGCGGCGCAGGCTCGACTGAAGAAGGCGGTAGCCGAACTGGGCACCAAGGAGAGCCCACCGAACTCAAACCAATGTCCATACTCGCAGTGGTACGGGATGATCGGGCCTTGGTGCGCTATGTTCTGTACCTGGTCGGATCAGACTGGTGCGAAGCCGACAAAGTCGTTCGCGCGTGGTTCAAAGTACGCTTATGTGCCCTACATTGTACAGGATGCGAGGATGGGGTACAATGGACTCTCTATTACCAGTGAGCCGAAGCCCGGTGACTTGGTTTGCTTCGACTGGGACTGGAATGGAGAGTTCGATCACATTGGCCTGTTCGAGAAGTGGATTGACGGCGACTCGTTCAGTGCCATTGAGGGCAACACGAGTAACTCAGATAACTCAAACGGCGGCGAGGTCATGCGACGGACGCGACACCGCTACTCGCAGGACACCGTCTTCGTCCGAGTCAAGGAGTGACATGAGCGACAAACTGACAAAGACGGAGATCGCGGTCATCGCTATCGCGATCATCCTTCTCATCGAGCTGATCCATACCTGGTAGATGGCTCGCCCGAAGACCAAGACGAACACCGGCGCTGCGCCGCCCATCAACGAGATCGGCTCCGTTCTCGATGGAGCGTTCTCGCCTGCAGGTATGGCTCCGTGGATTACCTGGGTGGACACCGAGGAGACGGTGCCGCAGTTGCGCTGGCCGATGTCCGTCCGCACGTACCAGAACATGAGGAACGATTCCCAGATCGCTGCGCTGTACGAAGCCACGTTGCTCGCCATCTTGAAAATGGAATGGGTCATCGACCCGAATGGCGCAGACGACGTTATGGTGAACAAACTCTCCACCGACTACAACATCCCGATTCTCGGGCAGTCGGCGGATGAGGTCAAGCGCGGCAGACTCAAGAACCGCTTCAGCTTTCGGAATCACCTTCGCCTCGCGTTCAAGGCCGGCATATATGGAAGCTACTACTTCGAGCAAGTCGGCTACATCGGTGACGGCCGTAACGGGCGTCCGAATGACGGTCTGTGGCACCTGCGTAAGCTCGCGGAGCGCCCGCCGATCACCATCATGGAGTACCGCGTAGCCGACGACGGCGGGCTGGTGTCAATCATCCAGAACGTCGTACAACCGAACGCGGCGAGCTTCCAGAATCCGATGCCGGAGATCCCGGTTGACCGACTGGTCGGGTACGTGTGGGACAAGGAGGGTGCCAACTGGGCAGGTCGCTCGTGGTTCCGCGAGTGCTACAAGAACTGGTTGATCAAGGATCGCCTGCTGCGGATCGACGCGATCAACCACGAGCGCGCGGGAGGAGTACCGTACATCGAGGCTCATCCCGGAGCTACCAACGACGAGATCGACCAGCTCAACCGGATGGCTCAAAGATTCAGGGTTGGCGACACCGCAGGCGGCGCAGTCCCTTCGGGTGCCAAGTTCAATATCGCGAGGGGACTGCAAAGCTCCGTCATCGAGTCGGTGAACTACCACGACGAGGCGATGGCGAGGAAGTTCATGCTGATGGTCATGCAGCTTGGACAAACCCGAACGGGGTCACGCGCGCTCGGCACGACGTTCGTAGACTTCTGGGCGTCAGGGATGGAAGCTATCGCCTGGTGGTTCTCGGACATCTTCAACGAACACGTCGTCGAAGATGACATCGACTGGAACTTTGGGGAGGATGTCGAGCAAGTTCCGCTGCTCAGGTTCGACTTCGATCCAGAGTTGATCATTGCTGACCTCGTTCAGCTGATCTCTACCGGCGCGATCATCGTGGATGACGAACTGGAAGCGGCGATCCGCAAAGAGATGCATCTGCCGGAGGCGCAGCATCCGCGTCCGGTACCGGCACCGCTCCCGCCCTCGGCTGGTGTACAGGAGCCTCCCAAGGATCCGAACCAGCCCGACCCGAACAAGGTTCTGGAGCTTCAGAAGAAGCAGGCCGAGAAGCCCGCAGCCTTGCCTCCGGGGCAACAGCCGTCAAAGTCTGCGCCCAAGCCTACCGCAAAACCTGGGGCGCAGAAGTGACGGCGACGGTCGCCCGCATGAGGTTGCTCCCTCCCGGTCACGGCCGTCGCCGTCTACAACAAAGGAGGTCGCATGGCTAAGAGCACCGGCGGGAAGCCGGGCAAGCCGTCCGGATCCAGCAAGGGACGGACACAGAACCCGAAGCTCAAGGGTGGCTTCGCCGGTCAGGTTACGTCGAAGCAAAGCTCCGGGATGAACACCGGCGGTGTCACGGACAGGCAAGTCCGTAACCGGGTCGCCGGACAGGGTGCGATGCTTCACAAGCAGCTCAAGAAAGATAAGAGCGCCGGACTGAAGCCGCCCGGAAAGAGGTAGCATGCCCGCGAAGTCACAAAAGCAGAGAGGGTGGGTCTACGCGAACAAGGGGCCAGCGTGGGCCAAGAAACACCACTTCGACAACAAGGGCAAGCTTCCGAAGACGGCCCCAAAGAAAAAGGGGAAGAAGTAATGGCCAAAGCTCATCCAGGCTTCAAGGCGGTACAGTCGAAGATCGCCAAGAAGCAGGGCATCTCGAAAGAGCGGGCTGGGGCCATCCTCGCCAAGAGCACTCGCAACGCGAGTGCGAAGGCCAAGAAGGCTAACCCCAATCTGAAGAAGGTGCCCACCGCCAAGAAGGGTAAGAAATGAGATGGCCCAAGAGCATCAGGGCTTCTTCGATGGCGGGCGGGATCGGAACGCCATACACCAGCGATGACGGTCTATGGCGTCTCGATAACGTGCCGATCTGCTCTACCGGGATCGAGTACAAGCTGAGCACCGGCCCTCACACCTTCACCGAGACCGAGCTTGCCTCCGCAGTTCAGGCCGCGAGCGGCCAGGACATCGCGATCAACTCTCCCAGAATCAAGCTTGGCCACCACTCGGAGGCCAACAACCTGTTCCTGGGAGAAGACGAGCCAGCGTTCGGTCGAGTGGAAGGGATGAGGCTGAGTGACAACAAGCAGACCATCATCGGGAACTACGTCGGAACACCAGAGTGGCTCGCCAAGGTCTTGCCCGTGGCTTACCCCAGCCGCTCCGTTGACGCAGTGCTCGGCGTCGAGACTGCGACCGGCAAGAAGTACGACATGGTCATCACCGACGTGTCCCTTCTCGGGATCGCGTGGCCAGGATGTTCAGTCCTGGAAGACCTCCCGCTCTGGTACGGAGCGGAGCAGCCCGAAGGCGTCTTGATAAACGCAGCACTCGACGTCAAGCAGATCCGGACTCGGTTCTATGACGGGCCGGGAAAGGACAATATCTTCTCATGGATCCGTGGAGAGCGGGTCGAGGAGAACGGCTTCACCCTCATCGTGGATGACGGCGGCGGCGACATCAGCCGGGTCTCAGTTGCGGTTGATGGCGATGAGGTCACGTTCGGCGATCCTGTTCCGGTGGTAGAGCAGTTTGCCGATAAGGCGGTCGCAGCGTCAGCCGCGCTCGCCGGGATGAAGGTGGCGGATCCCGCTATGGTCATCCATGCTTCAAAAGCAGACACGACCGAAGGAGAGACGATGGACGAGGAGCTTCGCCAGAGCCTCGCCAAGCGGCTTGGTCTTCCCGACGATGCGACGGAGGAGACGATCAAGACCGAGTTGGCGAAGCCAGTAGGCGAGGATCCGCCTGGTGAACCGGATCCTGGTGATCCGCCGCCGCCTGGCGATCCCGAGCCTGGTGAGCCCGCCCCGACGGGTGATCCTGCAGTAGTCAGCGCGACCGTCACTCTGGATCGCGCGACGTACGATCAGCTCAAGCGTGGCGCCAGCCTCGCAGAGAGCCACGAGACCGAGCGGATCACCGCTCGCGTCAGCGAGACCGTCGAGGCAGCGGTGGCTGATGGCCGGATCCCGCCTGCTCGTCGTGAGCACTGGACGAAGGCGCTTACGGCGGACTTCGACGGGAACAAGGCCGTCATCGACGGTCTGGAGAAGGGTCTCGTGCCCCTCGATGCTCGCGGCTCTGGCGGGCCGGGTGGCGAGGGCGAAGGGACAGCCGGGGATCAAGGGCAGGGTCTGCCCGAGGAATGGTTCCCGGAGATCAAGACCATCCGTGCGCAGGCCGATTCCGGTCGGCGCGTTGTCAACGCCAAGGAGGGTTAGGCCGTGGCCAACGACCTTATCCCCTACAAGCGACCAGGCGAAGACGTCACCGGCATGGCCACCGCCGCGATCACGGGCAAGCGCTGCGTCCAGATCTCGGCGGCCAAGCCGGTAGGCGAGAAGGCCGAGGGCGTTGTCCTGACCTCCGGCACCCCGACGGGTGGCGGTGGAACCTATCGCGTCGCACTCCCCTCGGGTGCCGGCGCAAACGGCGGTGCCGGCAAGATGATCTTCGGTGTCGCCAAGTACGACCAGCCGACGGTCAACAAGCTCGTGGGAGTCATCCGCGAGGGAATCGTGCCGATCACCGCTTCGGCGGCGATCACGGCTGGCGCTCTTGTTCAGGTCGCAGCGGATGGCACTGTGGTGCCGGTGTCTTCGGGCACACCCATCGGGATCGCGTGCGACGACTGTGCGAACGGGGCTGACTGCGAAGTCGCCCTGCTGATCAGCTAAGAGGGGAGGGGACATGAAAAGCAGAGTCACGTTGGCCGAGCCCATCGCTTGGGTCGCCGGACAGCCGGGGATCACAAAGGCACGCGAGGCCATCGAGGCCCAGACGTACCCCAACCCTGTCGCTCATCCGCTCGGCCCTCCGACGGTGAGCGGTACGACGATCACGATGGACATCGCTCTGAACACGCCGACGCGGATCACCCGAACGCTGATGGATCTCACGCTTCAG